ATGAGAATTATTCTCGAGGGAACGGAAACGGAGCTTAAAAATGTGATTCATTTCTTAAGTAATCCTGTCGAAGATACTTTAAACAACTCCGAGATTGGTGTTGATCCCATATCCGATCCCGGCAGCGATGAAATGAAAGCTCTTATGAAAGAGCACGCGGATCGCCGACGTCGAGTTCATCAAAATCCTAATTTGTTATCGGATCAAGACATACCGAGATCTGTAGCAAACTATTTCAAAGGAAAAAAATTACCTGTCTCCTATGAAAAGAGGCGATCCCATGAGTAAAATAGAGGACGCTGACCGCATTTACGGGCAATTCAAAGAAATCACAGGGAGGAATATTGATGACTAACGAAAAGTTAAGAGAGCTTTGTATCAAAAACAACTGGTTTACCTGCGGATCGAGCAGACAGTACAGCACATTATTTGAGATCAACGCAGGCGGCTGCTCCGTTGATGAATTGGCTTTAGTAATCTGGATTTGCTCAGATGATAAATTCAGCCGTGAGCAGATCAAGCTTGAGCTTACGAAGCATGAAAGTAAAGCTGAACCCGAGATCATTAAAAATATGGGTACAAATATGAGCGAAGCCGATTATCAGAGACTTTGCGATGACGGACGATGGGAAATGAGCGAAGCGGAAGCTAAGATACTCATAAACGAGGAATTTGGCTTTGAAGTATCACGTATAAAAATCATTTACGAGGTCGAAACCTTTGTAAAAGACGGGTATTACGCAAAGAAATATCAGAGCTTCAAGCGCAAGCCGCAAAACTGCGCTACCGATTACAACTATGTCAGATTTAACGTTTACGGTTGGCAGTATGAAATGGTAAACGGTCAATTGATGACCTATTGTACTTAAGGAGGTTAGGTTTATGAACATTGCAAAAGGCTTCCGCAGCAAGCGCGAAGAGTACGATCTTGAACAACAGGAGCTTGCAAAGAGGGCAGGCGTAAGCAAATCTATGATCTGCGCTATCGAAAAGGGACAGCGTATGCCGTCTCTTGAAACGGTGATCGCAGTTGCCGAAGTTCTGCATTGCTCCGTCGACGAGCTGCTTGACCGCAGGGTAAGCTGAAAATTTCTGAACGCAGCTTCGGCTGCCGAACAAACAACAAACAAGGAGGAAAACAATAATGAAGATAATGAATGAAGTTCCTGCAGAGGTACGCGCAAGGATCTGTAATATATTGGAACAGGAGAATCTGGAGTCGGTTCATATGGGGTACGGCTCCGAGCTTGAATGCGATACCGAAAACTTCGCAGTTATTGCCCGCGACCGCTCCGACGACCCGAAATACTCAGTATACGTTTACGATAAAAAAGAAGATATATTCGGATGTTATGGCAATCATCTTACATACCCCGAAGCGCTTATCAGTATGGGAGAATATATCAAAGAATAGCCGAAACGGAGCAATAAGAATCCGATGATTAAAGCGCAGCGTTCGTTTCGCCGTTTTGAAAAATTTACGAGCTTGCTATTTTGAGTGAATTTTGAAAAACAGCAGAAACGTATTGATCAGCGGTTCTTTAGCTTCGTCCGCGGGGAATGACCGCCCCGCGCTGATGATGGCAGGTCGGGAAAGAAGGCGAAAAAGTTTGAAAATCTTCAATTTTCAAACTTGCGAGTTTTGTTTTCCTCACTGCCGTTCGGAATTTTGCCTTACGGCAAAACCACAAAACGTCGATTGAAAGGAGTACATTTATGACAACAGAACAGTTCCGCGCCCAAATGCTCGGGTATGCCTGCAAAGCGGGCAAGGCTCTGATGGAACTCACGGTAAACCCGGAGGGTATAAAAATAGAGCCGGAGCAGATCAGGAAGAATGCTTCAACCATTCTTGTGATCCTGACCGAAGTCTTAGACTTCCTGAAAGAGCTATCAAACAATTGTTCCGGTTCTGATTAATAGTATATCAGAAGTGGTGCAAAAATGCAAGACTTTTTTAGAAAAAATTTTAAATGCGCTTGTTTTGCGGAACGCATTTCGGAGGTGATAATTTGGACTTTCTGACTGTTAAAGAGGTCGCGGAGCTTAAAGGGTGCAGTGAGCGGTATATACAGAATTGTATTTCTAAAGGAAAAATTGAAGCTAAGGCGGAATTAAATTCTAAAGGCAAGACAAAATTTCTTGTTCCCGTTTCCGCGCTTCCGGATGAGCTTAAGGGGAAGTACTACGGCAGCATAAGAAGTAAAGAAGAAGCTCCGCCGGAGTTAAAGGATGTTTCTGTTAAAAAGCCGAAAAAACAGCCTAAAAATACTGTTAAAAGGTCGTTTGAAGAATATTCTCTGGGAGAACGCAGTGAGATCACGAAGTGGTGCGGTATTCTTGAGGAATGGCAGGCTGTATGTATATGAAGGACTTGTCTATATCACAAACAGCTGCATTACCGATATCAAGTACATAAAGGAAAAACCGAGACCGGTTACGGAAATATGGGCGGAATCATTTTTATAACGCAGACAATTATTAAAAAATGAAAGGGTGATAAAAATGAGCCTGCTTGATAACCTTGGAATTGAAGACCTTGACGCCGATCAGCGCGAGCTTGCCGATTGCATAGGAATGGATGCATACAAAAAGCTGGTCAAAAATTATGCAGGCTCATTCATATATATCTGCAAGCCCGATACCGTAACGGCAAATCTTCGGAACGAGGAGATACGGCGCAAATTCAACGGGTATAACTATTCCGAACTTGCCCGTGAGTATAATCTCGCAGAGGTTTCGATCCGGCGGATTGTTTCTCCGGTCATCGCAGAGGTAAAAGCTGCACCGCTTCCCGGGCAGGTTACATTCTGGGACGATGACATAAAAATTTAATTATCATCATTTTTTCTCATATGAGAATGTAAATGATATAAATAATGGTGTATGATTAAAGTATAAAATCATACGCCATATTTTTTATGCGAGGTGAAAGTTTGAAAATCAGAGATTTTCAAACTGCGAGTTTTGTTTTTCTCGCTGCCGCTCGAAATTTTGCCTGCGGCAAAACCACAAAACATCGATGAAAGGAGGTTTCATTTTTCCTTGCGAAAAAATGATCATTAAAATGGAATTTATCAATTTAACGGATATAGCTATGACCTTGATAACCGCGCTCCTCGGCGTTATAGGATTTTTTGTAAAGCGGGCGTTCGACAGTCTTAACAGCAAGGCGACAAAAGCGGAGCTTGAAGAGGTAAAAAAGGATATTGAAGACTGCAAATCCGATATATCAAAGATCAAGGACAATTATCTTACCAAGGACGACTACTTTCGAGAACAGGCTAAGGTAGATAAAAAGCTTGACAGCATAATGAACATACTTATGAAAATCAGCAACGGAGGTGCTTGATATGAATCCCGAGACACTAATGAAAAAGGCGCGCGCCGCGAATTTTATCGAAAACAACGGCAAGGTGCTGCGCGGAATAAATATGCTGCGCACGGATTACAACAAACTGTCGTCAATACGCACGGCTCTCGGACTTGACTCCGACGACTTCGCGGACAGCGTGAACTACCTCATCGAATCGGGATATATCCGCATACGCTGCATTGATACGCAGAAGGCGGCGGAGCTTGCGGATTATCCAATGGACGAGATCGAAGGCAAGCTTACGCAGAAGGGCATACAGCTGCTTGCGGGCGTTATCGACGATCCGTGCATTACCGTTTAGGACGTGGTTAAACAATGGGCAGGAGAAAACACAGCACCATAGATCTGCTTGACGCAGAAATAAAAAGCACGGTCGAAGAAATGATATTGTCCGCACAGTTTACATATAAGGACATTGCGGAATACATTCGGGACACGGCGGGAAAGAACATATCCCAATCGGCAATATGCAGATACGCTCAAGGCTTCTGCGCCGATATGGAAGCGATAAGAGTGGCTCAGGAAAATTTCAAGGCTATTATGCAGGAATGCGCCCGATATCCCGAGCTTGACACTACGGAGGGTATCGTCCAGATCACATCCAATCTTATGATGTCCGCCGTCCGAAGCTTATCGCAGGAGGATCTGAAAAACACAGACCCCATGAAGCTAATAAAACAGGCTTCGGAGCTTGTAAGAGCGGTTTCATACAAGCGGAATCTTGATATGAAAAACAAAGAGCTTTCCGAAATGGGCTTTGACTCAGCCAAGAGCAAGCTGTTCAATGTTCTGGAGGAGAAATATCCGGAGCTTTATTCCAAGCTTGCAGAGGTCATTGAAAAGGAAAAAAGCGAGCTGGGAGGCGAAGAACCTTGATTTACGTCTTACAGATACAGACAGGCAAAGAAAACGAAGTCTGCGCGTCATTGAAGCGCATAGGGATCGCAGCTTACGCCCCCTGTGAAAGGATCATAATCCGCAGGGGCGGACTGTGGACAAAAATGCTGAAGCTGCTTTTCCCCGGATATGCTTTTACGGATATAGAATATTCCGCCGAAATGTTCCACCGTATAAAACCGGTTACGGGAGTAATACGATTCCTCGGTTCGCCTACTCCTCTCCCCGAGCATGAAGCGGAAATGATGAGATGGCTCGCCAACGGCGGAAGAGTAATAGAGCCTTCCGAAGCGATCGTGGATGAAAACGGCAATGTAACAGGGTTCAAAGGCTTTCTGAGCGGCTGCGGGAATAAAATACGCCACATAAACAAGCGTCAGAAAAAGGCATTGATCGCCGTCAGATTTGACGGAAAGCTGCATAAAGCAAATATATCATTTGATTTTCCCGATGAAGAACAAACAGACGACATTACCGGACAGGGTTGATTCGTTCCCCTGTCCGCAGGAGACTGTACACAGAAAAATTTAACGGACAGCGGCAGAGCTGAACCGAATGGCGAAGCACACCCTATCAGAGGCAAGAATTTAGGAGGCAAGAGGCAAGAAGTGAAAATGAAAAACAACTTCTTGCTTCCAATGCCGTTAAACACCCGTTAAAATGCGTTTTACAGCCATTCTATAAATTTTTCGGTGAAGTTATACCCCAAAAATCAAAGGCGGCTCTGAGGGCGTTTATTTAGCTCTCAGGGCATTTTGTATTATGAACACAGAGAGGTGATAAATAATGAGCTTAAATCCGGCAGCGAAAGAAAGTCTTGCGGCATTGGCAGGAGCTTTGGATCAGCATAAAGACAATGAAAATACAGGCGGTCAGACAGCCGCCGATTTTATTAATTCCCTGCTTTCGGAACCCGACAGAAAAAAGCGCAGGCAGATGATGAAGGATTTTACCTTGAAGCGTTCCGACCTCGCAAAATTTTTAAAGGATAACGAGGAACTCATAAACGCCGAGGCTGAAATGGCTCTGGTCGCTGCGGCGGTCGGAACTACCGTGACGGAGAAAAAAGTCTCTTACAAAGGCGGCAGGCGCACCGTATCCGCCAAGCAAAAACATATTCCGCCGAATATCGGGGCTTTGAATCTGTATCTTAAAAACAAAATGCCCGATAAATATTCGGATAAACCGAAAACGGAACCCGAATTTGAGGACGTTTCCGATGTTGAGGAGGATATATATGGCGGCGACGGCTAAAAAATTCAGGCGCAAAAAGACTATCCCGTATAAATTCGGGGAAAAGCATAAGGCATATATCCGCCGCTGCCGCGACAGTACGATAAACGTTGCGGAGGGCGCGGTCAGAGCAGGCAAGACGGTAGACCATATTCTTGCGTTCTGCACGGCTCTGAAAACCACACGGGACAAAATACACCTTGCTTCCGCTTCAACGGTCGGCAATGCCAAGATCATTCTCGGAGACTGTAAAGGCTTCGGTATCGAGCATTATTTCCGTAATCAATGCCGCTGGGGAAAATATAAAGGAAACGAAGCGCTTATCATAAAAGGTCCGGATACAAAATACCGTGAGCGGATTATCATTTTCACGGGTGCGATGATGGAAAACAGCTTCAAATCGATCAGAGGCAATTCATACGGAATGTGGATCGCAACGGAAATAAATCTCCATGCGAAAAGCTTTGTGCAGGAAGCCTTCAACCGTACAATTGCGGCAATTGACCGTAAAGTATTCTGGGATCTCAACCCAGACAACCCCAAGTCATGGATATACACGGAATATATCGATAAGTATGCGGCACAGTCGTCTGCGGGAGCATTTCTCGGCGGATATAACTATGCGCACTTTACCATTTATGACAACATCAACGTCACAGATGAGCAACGAGAGGCGTTTATTTCCCAATATAATCCGCAGTCTGTTGAGTATCGCAGGAAAATCAAAGGCGAACGGTGCGTAGCGGAAGGACTGGTATTCCAGCAGTTTGCGGATAATCCCGACAGATTTACTGTTGACGGGAAATACAGCGGCATAAAATTTATCTCGATCGGCGTGGATTTTGGCGGCAACGGTTCCAAAACCACCTTTGTCGCATCGGCGATCATCGGAAATTTTCAGAAGCTCGGCGTCGTTGCAGACTATAAGATCAAGGGCGGAAAGCGAACTATAGATTCCGATACGATCTGCCGTGAGCTGATGGCTTTTTATAAATTCGTAAAAGCAGAATACCCAACTGTACGCATACCGTATATTTTTTGCGATTGTGCAGAGCAGACCCTTATAACCGGTATTCTTTTTTATTTCAAGCGGCATCAGATTCCAATAGCGATCCAAGACAGCTATAAAGGCACAATAAACAACCGCATCTATGCACTTAACAGCCTTATGACGCAGGGCAGATTTTTTGTGCATAAGGACTGCAATAATGTAATGGACAGTTTGAGCTCACAGGTATGGGATACGAAGGATCCGACCAAGGACGTCCGCCTTGACGACGGCACTTTTGATATCGATACAGCCGACGCGCTGGAGTACAGCTTCAGCAGCTTCATAAAATACTTCAATGTAATGGGGTGATACTTATTAATACTCAGCTTATATCGTGGATAAACAGCAATTTCGAGTTTAACATATCCAACAAATACTATGACTGCATCAATGAATGGCTCGACTGGTGGCGGGGCTACCATAAACCTTTTCACAGATTTTATCACTACAACGGCAAAAAGCTGTTGGAACGAGATTTATACAGTCTTAAAATGGGAAAAAAAGTTTGTGAAGACTGGGCGTCAATTTTGCTCAACAGCAAAACCAAGATCGTGATCGACGATGAAAAAACGGACGATTTTGTACAGGGCGGATTCAAGGAAACCGGCGGCGTATTAAGCAGCAATTCATTTTGGGTTCAGGCAAACAGGCTTGTCGAAAGAGCGTTTGCTACGGGTACGGGAGCGGTTGTGATACATACAAACGGAATGAAAGTATTCGGAGACAAGATAACAATATCTCCGAATGCAAGGATAAAACTTAACTACATATCTGCCGAAATGATCATTCCGCTCTCTGTTGATAACGGCAAGATCACAGAAGTCGCTTTTTCTTCGGAGCAGATCATCAGAGGAAAAAAATATATTGTTCTTGAACTGCACACGATCGAAAACGGATCTTATGTAATAAGAAATTATCGCTTTGAAAATGAAAACGGATATCTGAAGCCTGCAGAACTGCAAAAAGGCATTGTGAAAAAAATAAACACAGGCAACAATATACCTTGGTTTGCGATAGTTGAACCCAACATTGAAAATGACATTGAATACAGCAACGGTTTGGGGATATCCGTATTGCACGGAGCTTTGGACTCATTGAAAGCAGTCGACCTTTGCTTTAACAATTTCTGTTCTGATTTTTATCTTGGCGCTAAAAAAATCTTTATGAAAAAAGATCTTTGCGAAACGGATGCTGACGGGACGACAATTGCTCCCGACGATGTTAATCAGCATTTATTTACATTTGTTGAAATGCCTTTGACAGATGATGGAAAATCCATGCTCCTGCAGGAATTCAATCCCGAATTGCGAACCGAGGAAAACACCAAAGGAATACAGTCGGCGCTTGATTATCTGTCCTTTAAGGCAGGACTCGGAAATAAACATTATCAGTTCAACAGCGGCAGCATTGTTACCGCAACTCAATATACCGGAGACAAGCAGGATCTTATCCAAAATGCACACAAGCATTATATCGTCGTCGAAGATTTTTTGCTGTCCCTTATACGCAGCATAATCCATATAGGAAAAAATGTTATAGGCGCTGATGTTGACGAAGATACCAAGATCGAAATAGTATTTGATAAATCGGTCATCATTGACGAAAATGCGGAACGTATGCAGGACGCACAGGACATGCGCGACGGCGTTATGCCTAAGTGGGAATACCGTATGAAGTGGTACGGCGATACCGAGGACGAAGCGAGAGCAATCATTTCCGGGATCGAGGACGGAGAAAGCGACGATAAGCTTATGGGCTTCGAGGGCGGTGACGCATAAATGGCGTTATCCCCTAACAGGCTTGACAAGCTGCCCGAGCCTGTGGTACAATTAATGTCAAGATTACAGGACGAGATCGTCTCCGACCTTTGCAGGCGCGTTTCAAAGGCAAATTACCTCACGCCTACGGCACAGTGGCAGCTTTACAAGGCAAATCAGCTCACGCTTTCTTCGCGCGAGGTAAAAAAGAGGATAGCCGCAAAGCTCAAGGTTTCCGAAAAAGCCGTCAAGGAGCTGTATACGGACGCTGTAAAAACGGCGATCTCCGAAGATGAGGAAATTTACAAAGCGGCGATCGCCGAGGGTATTCTTTCGGACAGTTACCGTGAAAAGCTGTCAAGATACACGCGTTCAAAGGCTTTTTCCGACGCTCTTTCGCGCGGACTAATAAACACGAACGGCTTGCTGCGCAATCTCACGAACTCAGCCGCCGCTGCCGCATCGAGGCAGCTCTCGGACGCGCTCGATCTTGCGTATCTTAAAACCTCGAGCGGAGCGTTTTCATATCAGGACGCGATATTCGACGCTGTAAAAAAGCTCGGCGCGGACGGTATAAAGTGTGTTTCCTACGCTTCGGGGCGGACGGATCAGGTCGACGTTGCCGTGCGCAGAGCGGTCATAACGGGTATCGGCAAGACCTGCTGCGATATGCAGCTTGACCTCGCAAAAGAAATGGACTGCGGGCTTGTCGAAGTAACCTCTCATCTGGGAGCGAGACCGTCTCATGCCGAATGGCAGGGGCAGATATATTCCCTAAAAAAGGGGCACCCGAAATATCCGTATTTTTACGACGCAACGGGTTACGGCACGGGGGACGGCTTGGGCGGCTGGAACTGCCGTCATTCGTTCTTTCCGTACTTCGAGGGGCTTTCCGCCACGGCGAACGCGCCGACGTTCTCAAAGGCTGAAAACCTTGAAGAATACAAAAACACACAGAAGCAGCGGGCATATGAGCGCAGTATAAGAAAATCAAAGCGCGAGCTTGCGGCTTTGGACGGCGCGCGTTCGGCTGCTTCCGATCCCGCTTTGAAGGCAAAGCTTGACCGTGAATTTGAGCGGAAGTCCGTTACTCTTAAAAACCGCGAAGCAAGGCTTAACGAACATCTTAAAGCCACGGGGCTTCTTCCCGATAATTCAAGAGTCAGAGTGGACGGGTTCGGACGGTCGGTAAGCCAGAAAGCGGTTTGGGCAAGTAAAAGGTACGCTGCTGCAAAAACCAACATAACAAGCGGAAATATCGGCGGTTATTCCTACGAAGCTGCCGACAGGGCTTTTCTGAACAGCAGAGAATACAAAAAGCAGTTCATAGGCTTGTTTGAAAGCGATCATCTCAATAAAAAAATCGAAAGATATTCAGCAAAAGCGGTTATGGAAAATGACAACAAGCCGAGCGAGACTATTTTTACAATTTTAACGTCAAACCCGCTTGCTAAAGTAAATAAAATATCTAAAGAGCATTACTGGGATATAAATGACGGGGTCGGCGCAAAGCTTATGAGTCTGAAAAAAGAATTCGTATTGGTTCACAATCACCCTAACAATACTCCGCTGAGCCTTTCCGATTTAATGGCTTTAAATGATGTTGGCAATATGAAAGCTATTGTTTCGGTCGGGCATGACGGTAGGATTTGTAAAGTAAGCATAGGTGACGGAAAAAGATTTACCGGTAAATTTGAAATACAAAGTGTAAAAGCTGCGTATGCCCGCAACATAGCAAAATATGGTCATACAAATGATGCAATAAAATATTTCTGTGAGGAGGTCGGATGGAAATTTGGTAAATTATGATAATGACTTATGCGATGTTTTGTGGTGGGAAGAGTTGAAAACCGATGAGGAAAAAGACCAATATTGTAAAGAACACTATGGAATGAGCTATTTAGATTTTTGGAAAGAAGTAGAGAATCCTTCGGTAAAATATGACCCTAATACCAAACAATTCATTGCAATATAACAAAATGAAGCACCTTGCAGGGCAGGGTGCTTTTAATTTTACCTAAAAAGGAGATGATAGTGTGAAGTATCACAAATTAAGCGAAACCGATATATTAAAGCATGAAAATGAAGCTTTAAGAGAAGAACTGCAAAAATATCGTAAACTTTGGTCGGGAATTTCGTTTATGTTTACGATAGCAGCGTTCATATTATCGGTTATATGTATTGTAATACAATTGAAATGACCGATAAAATAAAAGCTGCAATAGCAATGATAGTTGTTATCCAGTTGCGTATAGATTCAACCTTGATAGGTTTTCTGTATGAATAGTAACGCTCTGTATTTGGTGTTGATATAATTTCAATCATATTGTCGTCCTCACGTCTTTCTTGATTGATTTTAACCAAACATTTATCTATTAAATAATTATAGTCGCTACATTCATACGGAATCAATACAGATTTTTCTCTAAAAACTTTGCGAAGTAATTTTTTGTCTCTGTCAGTTAATGTTATTTCTGACATATTAATACTGTACATTGTCAAAATAATCACCACCTTCTGAAAACAATTATACATTGTTAGAACAGTTTTTTCAATAGCATTCTAAAAATTCTGAATGCTTTTAATTTTGGAAAAACGCCCTCAGAACGGTGATAAAAATCCGTTTTAAGGAGCTTTTTTTATACAAATTTTTAAAGGAGGACAAGCAAATGAAGCTTGAAGAACTGACAAAGCTCGGCATAGCCGAGGAAACGGCGAACCGGGTAATAGCCATGAACGAAGCCGAGATCGCCGCCGAAAAAGGCAAGCTTACAGACAAGGAAGCGGAGCTGACAATGGCGACCGAGAAAATCGCGGAGCTTACGCAAACTGTTAAGAAATTTGACGGTGTGGACGTCGAAAAGCTGAAAGCGGACGTTGCCGAGGCGAATAAGAAGCTCGCCGATGAAACGGCTGCCCTGAAGCTCGATAACGCTATCAGCCTCGCTCTTGCCGACAGCGGCGCACTTGATAAGGACATCGTAAGAGGTCAGATCGACAGGAGCATAGTTAAGCTCGGCGAGGACGGGAAGCTCATCGGTTTTAACGAGCAGCTTGAAAAGCTCAAAGCGGACAAGGCTTTTCTGTTCGGCTCGGGAGAAGCTTCCGGAGCTCGGGTCGACACGGGTCTTGATCATCAAAAAACTGCCGATACCGTTTCCGACGCGCAGGCAAGAGCAGTAATGGGCTTGCCTGCTGCAAAGTAAGAAAGAGAGGTAAAACAATATGAATTCTATTGCACTTTTTAAAAAGTACATCGACCTGCTTGACGAGGTGTATAAAACATCGTCCTGCAGCTCAGTCCTTGACAGCGATCCCGCTCTTGCAAGGGCGGGCGCGAACGCAAACGAGATAATTATCCCGAAGATCTCAATGGACGGTCTTGCCGATTACAGCAGAAGCAGCGGCTATGTAAGGGGCGATATTACCCTTACGAACGAAACGGTCGCATTCAATTACAACAGAGGACGAGACTTCTTGGTTGACAATATGGACAACGAAGAAAGCGCGGGACTTGCGTTCGGAAAGCTTTCCTCGGAATTTATCCGCACAAAGACCGTTCCCGAACTTGACGCGTTCCGCTTTGCAACTTATTCGGGCGCAGACGGGATAACCGTTTCTTCCGGCGAGCTTTCTTCGGGCGCGTCGGTGCTTGCGGCTCTTATCGACGCTCAGAACAGAATGGACGAGGACGAAGTTCCTACAGGCTCGAGGTATCTTTTTATCACGCCCACAAACTTCAATCTTGCAAATAACGTTGATACATACAAGTCAAAAGCGGTATTTGACAGCTTTGCAAGAGTGATCAAGGTTCCGCAGTCGCGCTTTTACACTTCGATCGATATGTATGACGGTATATCCGAGGGCGAAATCTCGGGCGGCTACAGAAAGGGTACGGATCGGTACGAGCTGCTCGCTTCCGAGCCTTCCGACTGGTCTTCGGCTTACGGCACGTATTACACGCAGTCAAACGGTACGTATTCCGCCGTTACGGGAGACAGCGCGCCGACCTTTGCCTCTGGTACATATTACAAAAAGACGGCTTCCGCAGCAAAGGACATAAACTTTATGGTTATCGAAAAATCGGCTGTTATACAGTATCCGAAGCACACGGTCAATAAGATAGTCACGCCCGAGGAAAACCAGACCGCCGACGGCTGGCTCTTCTTTTTCCGCGCTTACGGTCTTGCGGACGTTTACGAAAACAAGGCTGCGGGTATTTATCTGCACCGCAAGGCTTAAAGGGGGCTGCTTTATGAAGCATATCGGACTTTTTATTCCTGATACGAAGACTGTCAAAGCTCCCGATCCCGAGCTTGGGAATCTTACGGTCGACAAGCTCAGGGAGCTTGCGGCGGAAAACGGAATTGACCTCGGCTCGGCAAAGACCAAAGCCGAGATCGTTGCAAAAATCAAAAAGGAAACGGAGTGATCCTTTATGGCATACGCAGACTATGCCTTTTATAAAGGCACCTACAAGGGCTGCAAGCTTTCCGAAGCGAAATTTGAACGGCTTTCCGAGCGCGCTTCCGAATATATCGACAGCCGCACGGACTATGTGCTGTATAAGTCGGGCATTCCGCCCGATATGGAGATACGGATAAAGAAAGCCTGCTGCGCTCTTGCGGAGACGCTCAATTCCTGCGAATCGGGAGGAGTAAAGGTTTCCGAAAGCGTGGACGGCTACTCCGTTTCCTATGCCGCTGCGGCTCAGAGGACGGCTGCGCAGCGGCTTGACGATACGGCGCAGCTGTATCTTGCAGACCTGATAAAGGCGGTGAAATGGATATGATAACAAACGATTCCTGCACCGTATACAATACTCTCCCGGACGGAACGTTCAAAAGAACGTTTCTGCCGTATGTTTTTTGGCGGGACGTTAAAGCCGAGGAAATAAAGAAATACGGTGCGGAAAACGCTTCGTCCGTTTCCGTGATGGTCTTCGCGGATCAGCTGCACGACTATGTAAAACCCGAGGATTTTTCGGGCGAAGGCTGGACTGCGGACACCAAAAACGACACCTACATCGTCAAGGGCGAATGCAGCATTGAAGTTACGGACGATATTTCCGCGCTTTATGAAAACTGCCGGGACGTTTACAAGGTCAGCTTGGCAGTCGGAAATCTCTACGGCAGTCCCGGGCTTTGGCACGTCAGAATGGAGGGAAAATGATGTTTAAGATAAAATCCACGGAGCAGCTCCTTCGGGAACGGGGTCTTAACAAGGGCGGAAAGGTTCAGAAGTTCATCGACAGCGAGGTCATTCGCTGCATGGACGGATTTACTCCTTTTCGGTCGGGATATTTGAAAAACGATTCCGTTAAGCAGGGAACGGTCATAGGCTCGGGACTGATAAAATACTCCGCTCCTTACGCCAAAGCAAATTACTATCTTAATGCGGGTCGCGGAACCGAGGGCATTCTGCGCGGAGGAAAACGCGGACGCAAATGGTTCGAGCGTATGAAGCCCGTATATCTTGATACCATACTCTCGGGAGCTGCAAGGCTTGCGGGAGCGATAAAGAAAGGAAGGAGAAGATAATGCAGGACAGCATAATCTCGGGGATAAGGGAATACATAAGCGGCTGCGGCGCGCTTTCCGACTTTAAGATCGGGAAGCGTTTTATCGACTGGACGGACGATTCCGACAATAACTACGGTATCATTCCCGACGGCGAAAAGCAGCTCAAAAGCTTTATCACGGGCGGCGGAAAGTATCGGTACGGCTTTACGCTGTACATAAAACGTCTCGGGGAAAGCGAAAGTACGCGTCTCAAAAACGCCGAGCTGCTTGAAAAGGTACAGCGTTGGTGCGAAGAAAACAACCTTGCAAAAAGGTTTCCGTCTATGCCGAGGGGCTGCACGCCCACTAAAATATCCGCCGAAAACGCTATGCTCATCGAGCATAGAGCAAACAACAACACATATCAGATACAGTTTTCTTTGCTGTACACGAAAGGAGCAAAATAACTATGTTATATGAAGTACCCGAAGGAACAAACATTGAAGCGACCGCGCAGAGAACCGATATACTCCATTTTATGGACGTTACAGACGAGGTCAAAGAGTCTGCCGAAAAAGAAACATATTATCAGCAGCTCGGCGTCGGTTTTACATCCATGACGGAATCCCCTTCCGCTCAGACGAAAGAGCGCAAATATATCAACGAAAAGTCGAGCCGCAAGAACATTACAAGCTACTCGCCGTCCTTTGCTTTCGAGACGCTCCTGATGTTCAACAACCCCGCTGTCAGAAAGATATATAGGATATACAAGCAGAGAAAAACAGGCACGGACGCCGTCGTTCCCATGATAACCGTCGACGCGTTCGAGACAGCAAAGAACGGGTATTATCCCGCTTACAAGGGGAAATACGCCGTTGAGGTATCGTCCTGCGACGATGACGACGATATGATCATCAAGGGCAATCTTAACGGTCAGGGCGATGAGATCATAGGCTGGTTTGATCCCGTAAACGGCAAATGGTCGGACACCGAGCCTGCTGCCGCGGCAAATCAGCCCTCTCAAAATTCAGACGACCCTTTCAAAGCCGACGATACAAACAAGGAAAATATAACCGATAACACAGATACGGAGGTATAACCATGAAATCAAACGTTAATATGAAAAACGGAACGGTCAAGTCGGGAGAATTTACCTACTGCCGAATGCCGAGGAAGCTCAAGGCTTACGATAACGAGTATACTATCCCCGTAAGAACGGTGGAATTTGAGGAAAAGCTTGATCGGGCGGCAAAAATGATAGCGGAAACGGATAACGCTTCCGACACGGTTCTTGCCGTGCGCGAGGGCATTGCGCTCTTCATCGGGGCGGAAGAAGTTGAAAAGCATTTCCCGAAGGAAAAGCTTCCCGAGCTTGATGTGGACGAGATACTCGGGTTCTGGTCTGCGTTCAATTTTGAGCTTCGCGAGGCGCAGAACGAGCTGCTCGCGAAATACAGACCCTCTCCGAACATACGCAGATGAATCTGTTTGACGATACTTTGCCGACCGAATACGAATATGACGGCGTAACATACGAAATGCACACGGATTTTCGGGAATGGATAAAATTCGAGCTGCTGATAACAGACCCCGATATTCTGCCGCGTGAAAAGCCTCCGCTTCTTGCGCGGCTGATATTTCCCGTTATTCCGCCCGATCCCGCGCTCGGGGAATTTCTGATATGGTTTTATTCCTGCGGACGCAAGGCGAACAAGGGTAAACAGGGCAAAACCGCCTCAAAAAAGCAGAACGCCGCCGTTTACTCCTTCGAGTATGACGACGGCTATATTTACGCGGCTTTTCTCGAGCAGTACGGCATCGACCTTACGGCGCAGGAATATCTGCACTGGTGGAAATTTCGCGCTTTGTTTTCGGGTCTGCACGACTGCAGATTTACGGACATTATGGGTTACCGCTCCGAGGACGAACGGGACGTTCCCGATTACCGCAAGGCTCGTCTGCGGGAGCTTAAACGCATTTACGCTTTGCCCAAATCCCTTTCCGAGCAGCAGAAGATAGAAGAAGCCAAGAGGCTTATGAAACAGTACGCGAATTAACAAGATCCCCGCTTCCGTGCGGGAGCGGGGGCTTTATTATGTAATTCCCATATACCAAACTAAAGTGACAACAGCGGCAAATGTGAGAATGCCAACAAGAATGAAAACTATCGGCGAGGTGTTCTTGGTGGTAGTTTGCGTGTTAGTTTCCTTGGTTTCGACTAAATCTCGTCTGCAAACCGGGCAAACAATTGCTTTGTCATCAATCTCTGACTGGCAAAATTTACACTTTTTCATTACAGTTTCCCCCTTTTTATACAAATTATTATATGTTTATATTATACATCACAACAGAATTTTTGTAAAGACTTTTTTTAAGGATGGTCGATATGAAGGCAAAAGAAAAAATAAAATGTCCTTTTTGCGGATATTTAATGCCGATAGAACGGGACAAAAACGCGGTTTGCAGGGGGTTATTTGTGCAATGCAAGGCTCGGAACTGCAAAAAAATATTTGAAATACGAATAAACGATGAAATCAAGTAGTGCCATTATGTGCCGATGATTTCCCGACCTTTTGGAGGTGAAAGAATTGGCACTTGACGGTACATTGATGTTTGGCACGGGCGTTGACAACAGCGGCTTTAACAAGGGAATAAACACGCTGCAGGTAGCAGCGGGAACAGCTCTCGGAAATATCGCTTCCGAGATAACGGGAAAGCTGTCCGAGCTCGCGGCTTCGATACCCGCCGAAATGGTTTCAATAGGCTCGGGTTTTGAAGCTTCCATGTCTCAGGTCGCGGCAACAATGGGCATAACCTCGGCTGCGGCGGAATTTGATACTCTTTCCGACGCTGCAAAGGAAATGGGCGAGACAACAAAGTTTTCCGCTTCTCAGGCAGGGGAAGCCCTGAATTATCTTGCTCTTGCTGGATATGACGCGGAAAAAGCGGTCAACGCATTGCCGACCGTGCTTAATGTAGCCGCCGCGGGAGGTATGGAGCTTGCCGCAGCTTCGGATATGATAACCGACGCAATGTCCGCGCTCGGGCTTCAAACTTCTCAAATGGCTGATTTTTCCGACAAGCTCGCCGTTACCGCGCAGAAATCCAATACCTCCGTATCACAGCTCGGAGAAGCCATTCTTACGGTGGGCGGTACCGCTAAAAGCCTTGCGGGCGGCGTTACCGAGATGAACACCGTCCTCGGTATACTTGCCGATAACGGTATCAAGGGCGCAGAAGGCGGAACGGCTTTGCGAAACGTGATACTTTCGCTCACTGCCCCCACAAGCACAGCCGCAAAAGCTATTGACAGCCTCGGTCTGTCCGTGTATGACAATCAGGGCAAAATGCGCAGCCTGCAGGACATCATTTATGACCTGAACGATGCGCTCGGGACAATGACCGATGCGGATAAATCGCAAGTTTTGAGTGATATCTTTAACAAGGTCGATTTAAAATCGGTCAATGCCCTGCTCGGTACGTCCGCGGAACGCTTTGACGAGCTCAGCGGATATATCGATAAATGTTCTGGCGCAGCCGCAGATATGGCGGCTACTATGGACGACAATCTAAAAGGCGATCTGACCATTATGCAGTCCGCCCTCGAGGGCTTGGGAATTGCAGCTTACGAGAAATTCCAAACTCCTATGCGTACCGCTGTTCAGAGTGTTACCGAAGATATCGGAACGCTTTCCGCAAGTATCTCGGACGGAGCTTTATCCGAGAGCTTTGATAATATTGCTTCCAAATTTGCAGGATTAGTTTCAAGTATTTCTTCATTTCTATCTGAAAGCGCTCTCCCTTCGCTGATAAATGGAGTTTCGTGGCTTGTTGATAACTTTAGCTCATTCATTCCTGTATTGTCCGCAGCAACGGCTGCCGTTATTTCTTATAAAGTCGCTGTTATTGCTGCAGGAACTGCAACAAAAGCACTTGGCGCAGTTCACAGCGGTATGCTTCTAACATTCGTTACAAATCCTATTTACTTGACAATAACTGCAGTCACACTTTTAACCGCAGCTGTTGCAGCATACATCGTACAAATAAACAAAGTCAGCGATGCATACAAAGAAGGAGCAAACACTTACAGTGAGCAAATTGACACACTCGGCAAATTAGAGAAATCATATGATGAAGTCAGAAAAAGCGCACAGAAAAAAATTGATGCTGAAGAGGAAAGCACCGATAAATTATCCGCTCTGAAAAAAGAACTTGATAACAATATTGACGCAAACGGGAATATAATCGGTGATTACAAAATTGTAAAATCGCTTATTGAAGAGATCAACAAGATTTACCCGGATACCATCGAGCTTATAGACGGTCAGATTCGGGGATATGATAGATTATCCTCATCAATAGACAGTTATATCAGCAATCTCAAAAAACAAACCTTACTTGACGCAAAAAAAGAAGTATGGTCTGAGGCTGTCGTTATCTATGATGAGACATCTTCTAAAAACGATGAACTTCTCCAAAAAGCATTGGCTGCAGATGAGCCTTACATGGAAGCTCTGCGTAAATACCAAAAATACAAAAACGGCGTTAATGATTATACAAAAGCTGATTACGAAGCTGCAAACGCCGCCGGAATGAAAGTAGGCGAATACCTTTACTCACAATACGAGTACTATAGAGGAGTCTGGGAATCATCTTGGCAGGCTTACACCGAAAATAAAAATCTGATGGATCAAGCTTCGAGCGACATATCTGCTTATGAAGATGCATTGAAGGACAATTCCATTGGCAATTTCTCATATTTAGCCGACTATTACCGCCGCCAAGGCGAACAGGCATACAACGCGCAGCGGGAAGCGACCGAGGAGCTTGCGCTCTCGCAGGAAGAAGCCACGGAAAAGCTTACTCGGGGCTGGAAAGCCGCGGAGCACAATTACGCGATAGGCGTTATCGGCTCACAAGAGGAGCTTTACGCCGAAAAACAGCGGCTGTGGCAAGAATACGGCAGCGCAGACCTCGAGGAGCATTGGCAGTATTATGAAGACCTCATAGGTTATCAACAGGATTACGCGAAGCAGTCCGCCGACGAATACAGGCGTGGGCTTGACGACCGCTGGAACGCCGTCGAGCACAGGCTGAACCTCGGACTTATCTCCGAAGAGGATGCGTACAAGGCGAAGCTTGACCTTATCAGGCAGTACTGCCCCGAATATTCCGACGAATGGTACGGCTATTACAAGGACGTTTATGATTATCAGCAGGAATACGCCGACAGGCAGCTTGACGAACTCAAAAACAGCATAAGGGATCAGATCGACGCTGTAAAAAGCGGTTTAAAGGACATTTTAAGCGAATACAACTCCAAATACAAGGATATCCAAAGCAATATCGACAGCTTCAAGAATAAGCTGCTTTCCCTCGGAGAAGCTTTTTCCGTTATTGAAAACAAGGACGGCTCTAAAAACTTAAAGGTCAACAACCTTGCCGAGCCGATGGAGGAAATGCGCAAATACACCGCATATATCAAGAAGCTTAAGGCTGAAGGCGCGTCTCAGGGACTGATCGAGGAGCTTACTTCTATGGACGCTGCCGACGGTATGGAGTTCGCGAAAAACCTTGCGAATATGTCCGATGCGGATTTTGCGCAGATAAACGACTATTACAAACAACGCGACGAACTTGCGAAGGAGCTTGCGGAGGATCTGTACGCTCCCGATGTTTCCGCTCTTAACGAGAAGCTTGTGAGCGATATAACAGAGCAGTTCGGTATGCTGCCCGAAGAAATTCAAGCTCTCGGTGCGGAATCTCTCAACGCATTTATCGCGGGTCTCGGCTCGGGCGATCTTTCCGAGCAGGTAGAGAGCTTTATCGACAGCTTCGGAACGGAGCTTGACAACGCTCTTGACGAGCTGTTTGAAAATCTTGATGAGGATATAGCTAAGAGTATAGGCGATAACGTCTACGAGGTCGGCAAGACCTCGGGCGAGGATTTTGTGCAAGGCTTTAACGAGGCTTTGGCAGGGCTTGAAGCGGCTTTTATGTCGGAGCAGGCAAAGCTCACAGCCGAATACAGCGTTTCGGGTTCGGTTGGATCGGCTTCTCGGGAAAGCGATAATAAACCGATAAAAATCAAAAACAAGGTGGACGTTACGCTTGAAATGGACGGCGAAAAGTTCGCTCAAAAGACCATTACGTACACAAACGAGGTTATAGAGATGAGCAAAACGCATTTCCAAAGTCAGAAAGGCGGAGAATGA